GAAGAAAAAAATCTGAAAGATCTTGTATCGAAAACTCCAACTGATCTTTGGATACAGGACATCAAGGCAATATCAGAATAAAATCTTCGCGTAAACAGTTGATTTTAAATTTATTTATTCATTATACGATGGTTTTGGGAACAACCCAAGTGGAAACTATCCCTTTAGCTGTTTATAATACCGCTGTACAAGAATCAAATAGCTCTTCAGAGCTATTATCTAACTGTGAAAACCTTTTCAAACTTTTAACCAAAGAACCTTTTCTTGCTGAAACACATTATGAGTTTCTGGACAATTATATTAAATTTCTATCTGATAATAACGAAGAAATACTTTCTACTATTAATAAATCCGGAGAAAAAGAAGGTAATTTGTTTTTATTTATATTCGATCAAGGAATTGCTCATCAAAAAAACTGGGGAGTTTACGAGTTTTTTGAAACAATTGTGAATATGTGTTCGCAGTTAGAGGATTCAGAAACTGTTAATTGTATGATGTTATCTCCACTTAAAGATAAAGTTTCTTGTATTATTAGCTATACAAATTTACTTTCAAAAATACACAACACACACGAAGATCTATATACACTTATTAACGATTATTTCTTGAATAAGAATCTGTCTCCAAAAAAAAACGATCCACTTGAAAAAACAAACTGTTCTGAAGGATACCTTTGTAAATTTAAAAATATGAATTACAAATGGTGGATTTTTTTATTTGCAATTCTAGCTATTGTGATAGCTATTTACTATAGATTCTTTAACGACGGGTATTCCCCATTTTTTTCCCCAAAAATTAATATTCTAGAATGAAACACCATCTACAAAAAGGGTTAATGTATCTCAGGAATGCAAATTTTGAAGGAAAGGATCTTCGAAATGTTAATCTGGTACTAGCCGATCTTAGGGGAGCTAAATTATCAAACGCCATACTTGATTATAGTAATTTATCATGGGCGAATTTACTGCAATCGGATATGGTAAATTGTAATTGTATAGGTGTAAGTATGTATTCGGCTCAGGTGTGTGATTCTGATATGATGTACGCTGATCTTCGATTTGCTGATCTCCGAAAAGCAGATCTCAGAGGAGTCGTGTTGGATGGAGCCGACCTTTCGAACGCTGATCTCAGAGATTCGATTCTCGACGAGGCATCTATGCGGGGCGTCAATCTTCGAGGCGCGGACTTGAGAAATGCTAGTTTTCTTGGAGTAGACCTGCGTGAATCAAATTTAACAGACTGTATATTAGAAAATACAAACATTACAGATGCGATTCTAACGAATACAATTGGTTCTAACAATATCATGCAACGGGGAGCATATTTTAAGAATAAAGATGATTCCGAAAATTTCTTTTTTGGAAACATCGATCGAAATTGTTTGTGAAACACAATGCGGATTTTAGTAATATATAATTATATCATGTATCATAAATGGATGACCCCCCAGATGTCGTTCCAAACTTACATTTTCTACTAAGGCTTTTATTTATTTATCAAAAATTAGAAGAAGGTTGGGAAATTAAAAAAATAGGTAATAATAAATTTGAATTTAAAAAAAACATATAGTAACATGGATACTCTAAAGATTTCTTCGAACGTTCAGTTAAGAATTCCTTCGAACGTTCAGTTAAGAATTCCTTCGAACGTTCAGTTAAGAATTCCTTCGAACGTTCAGTTAAGAATCCTTGAATTCATCGGCGACAATTTCATATTTAACTACCGTTCTCTTAGTTTTTTCAACCACGATTTAATTAAAAAAATGGAGATCGATCATCATGTAAATTTGCAATCGTTTACAAATTTACAAATGCTCATTTGTACGAACGAAATACACTGCAATATCCCAGAAACTCTTACAGAAACTCTTCCAGAAACTCTTCCAGAAACTCTTCCAGAAACTCTTCCAGAAACTCTTTCAGAAACTCTTACATGCTTGAGAATAAAGAGAAATATAGTTTATCCTCGGAATCTTAGATACCTTAATTGTTCTGTATCAAAAATACCTTATTTAAGTAATTTACCTTCTAATTTAGTTATCTTAAGGTGTTATAGCACAAATTTAATGACACTGCCAATTCTACCAGAAAGTTTGGAAGAATTAAACTGTTCAAATTGTAAAATGATCATTCTTCCTCAGTTACCTGAGAATCTAAGAATTTTAATATGTTCTTATAATAGATTAACGTTTCTTCCAAAAATTCCAAAATCCTTAGAGATTCTAGAATGTTCAAACAATTATATGAATTTTCCAAATTAATTAATTTAATTCGTTATTTTCTCAACTTTTTTATATTTTTTATCAATACAGTAAAAAATGGGTGGTGGATTAATGCAGCTAGTTGCTTATGGTGCGCAAGATATATATCTTACAGGCAATCCTCAAATCACGTACTGGAAGGTAGTGTACAGGCGTTGCACGAACTTTGCCGTGGAGAGCATCGAACAGATCTTTTCGGGCGAGGCTGATTTCGGCAAGCGTGTAACATGCACTATTTCGAGAAATGGTGATCTTATTAACCAGATGTTCCTTCAGGTGGAACTTCCGGCTCTCAGCGCTGCTGCTCATGTTGTAACGTCGGGTGCTCCTATTGCTAACGCTGGACTTGGATATTGTGAGTCGATTGGTCACGCTATGATTAAGTCCGTTCAGGTAGAGATTGGCGGCCAGCCCATTGACAAGCACTATGGTGTGTGGCTCGAGATCTGGAATGAACTCACTCAGACAGCTGAGAAGGCGGATGGCTATAGCGAGATGATTGGCGACGTTGCCAGCTCTAACCTTGTAGAGCATTCGTCGGGTGCTCACACTTACTATGTTCCCCTTCAGTTCTGGTTCAACCGTAACCCTGGTCTCTCGATTCCCCTTATCGCCCTTCAGTTCCACGAAGTCAAGATCAATATGGAGTTCAGACCCCGTAGCGAGTGCCTAGTTCTTTTCGATGGTGATACCCGTGTCACTGCTGACCAGGCTTCGCGTTCGAGCCTTACCGCCGCTGGTCAATCGGCTATCAAGTTCACGCATGCTCAGCTTTTCGTCGACTATGTTTACCTCGACACAGAGGAGCGCCGAAGATTCGCTCAGGAGTCGCACGAGTACCTGATTGATCAGCTCCAGAATACCGGTAATGAGTCGATCTCGCTCAAGACGGGCGGCCCCCAGCTTAACTATAGAATGAACTTCAATCACCCCGTAAAGGAAATCGTATGGGTGCTTCAGCAGACAGCTGTTGCCCCCAACGGTGGCTCGTTCGATACTAATGACTGGTTCAATTTCAGCACAGCCGCTGCTGGTAAAACGGAGAATGCCCCTTACTCGGGTGATATCCTATCCACTGGTCGTCAGGCTGCCAATATTCAGCTCAACGGCCACGATCGTTTCTCGATGAGACCCGCTACGTATTTCCGTCTGGTTGAACCCTACAAATGCCACACCAGAATCCCCAGCAAGCACATCTATGTATATTCGTTTGGCCTACGCCCCGAGGAGCACCAGCCGTCGGGCACTGTCAATATGTCGCGTATTGACAACGCCCAGCTGATATACAAGCTTTCGGACCCCAGCCAGACCGGAAACCCCAACTGCTTCAGCTCGACATCCAGCGGTCACCTATCGGTTTTCGCTGTCAACTACAACGTTCTGCGTATCATGAGTGGAATGGGTGGTCTAGCGTACTCGAATTAAAACAAAAAAAACACATTTTCCACCTAACCTTTTTATTACGTGTAAATAGCAAGTATTTTCGTATTTATGAAGCATCTGAACAATGGCTTGACGAATACCGCTTGAAAAAAAAAAATTGTGAAGCTTGACTAAAGCTTATAGTGATTACAATTATTGAACGTTCAATTTACACTTGAAAGTTCAATTATTGTTTAAACAGTTGATTTTGCAGACGATTTCTTTGTTCTTGACAAAGTATAAGACTCCTTGTATTCGGAAAGAGTATCTATGTATTCTGATATAAGATTAGCCTTCATTTGAGCAATACCTGGATCAAATCTTTCTTTAACGATGAAAAATTCCCGGAGTTTATCAATTAAATTTTTCTTAGTAAGAGAATTCACTTTCACTTTACTTTTTTTACATATAATCTTCCCATCTTCCATATTGAGAATATCAATTTCGTTATTTCTCATATACTCGATCGCTGATTCCTGAATTTTTTTCTTTTCTTCACGAAGACTCTTTAGATTTTCTTCATATTGTCGAATGAGATTATTAATACGATCCCATTCGTGAACGTCGTTTTTAAATTCCTCACTCATTGTTTTTTATAATTACTTTCTTTTTTTAAATAGATTTAATGAGGCTTATCAATTTAGCCTCGATAATTTAGTTCACCGTTTTAAAACCAGATTCCAAGTCGAGACCAAACTGTGAAATATAGTCTGAATAGGAGACAACATCGCCTTCTAACTCATGATTATTTGAATCGGGTTTAGAATCTGATTTATCATCGGATTCTGAATCAGATTCTGTATTAGAATATTCCCATTCATTATACAGGAACATTATCCTAGCCTGAAAAGGAAGATGTCTGTCACAAAAGTCTGTAAATTTCCATTTCCAGTAGGCTTCTTTTTTACATTTTCTTTTTCCCATACAAATACAAGGATATTTTCCTCTTACAAGACAGTCTTTAGAAACACTGTTGCCAGATAAAGAATCAGTTGACATTTTTTACCGCACATTTTTTTTCTTACGGTTGTTTCCAAAGTGTTTTTTTATTTATAAATTTTTTAGGCGATTCCTCTTCTGTAAAGAGTTGGAGTGATCGAAGATTGTAGCCACGGGCTGACGACTTTCATCTCGATAGGGATTGTTTCTCTTAGATCGTAGCTAGAGTTTTTGTTAGAACTAGCAACCGTGTCTGTTCCGAACTGTTGTCCAGGTACTAAGAAATCTTGTGCTGCAAGAGCATGTGTGTCAACACCGTTCCATGTCTGTACGTCCGGTTTAGGAAGAAGCGAAGTAGAAACGAACATGCCGTCGGGAGAAGGAACCGCCTTTTCTGCTCTTTCACTTCCAAAATCTACAGTAGCAGCATGAAACATACCTTCCGATGCAGTGAGTAGTTTAGGTGTATGGTGGAGTTCTTCGGCACGTTCTTTCTGATTCGAAACTGTCTTCAGTTGTTCATCAGTAGGAACAGATGCTACTAAGGCTTGTTGATATCTGTCCTTAAAATTACCTGTATCCTCGAAACTCTCAAATAGTCCTAAGATTTTACGGGAGAAATTACTATTCATACTCATTCCAACAAGTACTACAAGAACGATTACAAGTACAACAATAACACCCCAAGCTAAATTTCTTTGTGTCGAATTCATTTGATCCATATTTGTTTTATAATCTACGTAAATAAAAAAAAAACAATAAAAAATCACGATTAATTTAATCGGAATCAGACTCCGATTCTGAATCCCCATTCATTAATTTGACATTTAATTTTTTATCTGATGTACTACCTGAGTCTTGTATATATTCCTTAAAAGTTACTCCTGGTTTCGATGGTGTATCCTGTTCAATTTCTTTGGGGGTATCAGTGTTTTTTTGAGTGTCATTCGGAATATCGGTTTCCTTTAAAGTTTCAGTGTCACGTTCCTCTCGAATACCATACCCTTTAATTTTTTTGGAACACTGATATACTTTCATTTGAGAAATTTCCCATATAATATAACAACTTGTGCTTGTTATCACTAGCTCATTTGGTAACAATAATGTAGTTACCTCTGTGTCCGGTTTTATTTTTGTTATATCGATCTTTTTCTTTTTCTGGTTGTATATTTCGAAGTTTATACCATTTGACGTATCACAACACAAAGATATTTTATCATCTAGTGTTCGTGGGAATACCAAAGAAGTTCTAAATAATCCTATAATATCGTTCACAGACATTTTTTTTGAAAACCAAGTTTCTGAACCACTTGATACCAATTCGCAAATTTTATTCTCTATGTTCCTAAAAGTATTATAAAAACTTCTAAGAAGATCTCCTGATTTTTTATTGTCGAAAATAAGATAAATTTTATTATCTTCAACCGATGTATACATTTTAGACGTCTGTAGATAAAAAAACTCGGACTCGTATTTGATATTGAAGTATAGTACGTCTTTTATTTTTTCAGGTACACTAATTGATAAATTTTCAAGTGAAGCTTCTTCAACAGTTAAAACCTTCATTTGAAAATTGTATTTTTTTTTTTTTTCGATTCGTTTACGCGTAAATTAATCTGACTCAGTTCTCATTTTAATAGTCTTAGGTGTATTAACTTTCAATGCCATTCTGTTATCCCATACAGTGATCTGTTCAATATTCCAATTCAATCCAACTTTATCGACATTGCTCCATACACTATGAATGCTAATAATAAAAGTACAAATACTACGTTGAGTTACATCTTCAATCTTCAATTCAGATCCATCTTGTGCATAAACAATAACAGATGGAATATTATCTTTAAAACAAGGAATGGATAGTTTCATAGTAGGTTTATAATCCAGATTAGTTCCTTGCCAAAGAGAACTAGTGAAAGTTTTCTGTTTGAATTCATCAGGGAGTTTATCTTTGATCACCGATTCAATTTGATAAATCTTGTTCCTAAAAAGTTCAATTGTCGATTTATTCTTTTCAGAACCAATCTCATCAGTAGAGACAGTAAAATTGAGTGAAAATACCCTACCCTGTTTACTCTTCATTTCCTTTGGAACCCAAGGGATTTTCATTTTTGGAGTTTGGATCTTAAATTTAACATACTCTGTCTCGGATTCATCTGGATAATATACGTTAATATAATTACCCTTTTGATCCCCAAGTTTAATTAGATTTGGTTCAATGTTTTTCGTAAGAAGAATGTTCTCGGTACTCATCGTGAATAGTGTAGCTTCTTATAATACAAATATATGTATTTTCTTAAGTACTTTTCATTTTCATGATCTCAAGTGAATTCCATCGTAATGTACACGATACATCATCGATCCATATCCCTTTTGTATCTACAATGCAAATGATTTTATCCCCAACGTTTAATTCATATTTTGTAATTTGATTCTTGTTCGTGTCAAATATAAGTGTCTTTGGATTCATTTTAATATTTAAAATATCATTGTCCAAAGTACTTATAAAAGGAGACATTTCATATACAAAATTTATTACTTTCTCTTCAACATTATTCATAAATTCATAATGTTTAGTATTTCTGTAAGGAATTTGAATTTTATAATATTTATCGTGATCGATTTCCACGATTTTGCATATCGGCATTTGGAAAGTAAAATCTTCGTCTCCATATTTTAAGGTCGCATTATATCCGATTTTTGTTTTAATTGGATTTTGAATTTTCAAAAGGTTTTTGTTGAATGTATTGACGTTTATTTTCATTAGTTAGTACATTGGTTTTTTTTTTAAAAACCCTACGACAATATTTTCTCAATTCTAGGTTTAACAGGGTGGGCTAGAGGAACAGGTAACATCGAAGCGTCTTTTGTATATTGGATATACATATTTACACCAGACACACATTGTCTTACACATTTCTGTAAAACAGCTTGGTTGAGTCTATACAAAGTGTCTGTCAATCCCATATTATTCGGAGCACTTGTAGCGTATTCGTATATATTACTCATTATAATAACAAGAGAATCCTCGTTCTGTTTTCCAATTGTATATCCTGTAATTTTTTTGGTTTCATTTATAATTCTCATTTGAAGATAATTTATGTTATATTCACTGAAAAAAATTTCTCTAAGTGATCCTTTTTTTTGGTAAATGGATTTCATTATACAAATTAAAAAATAAAATAAAGTTAAAGAATAGTTATTACATAAATTCAATGAAATCTAGTAAACCAATTAAAAAAAAGGAAACTGAACACCGTTCAACTGTGAATGAACTACATTCCAAAAAAGTTGATGAGTTTTTGAATTACTATAAAACTTTACCAGAAAAGAAGGTTTTATTATCGACGAAAAAAAAATCTTTATCCGAGATAGATAAGAATGACTGGAAACAGGTTTCGTTGTACATGGATCTGGATAACGAGATAAAAGAACTATTAAAAGAAATTGAAGACATGGAATCACAGTCTGGGTTATCAAAGTATTTATTGGATGCAAATCAGATACTTTTAAAAATCTCGGAAAATTCTTATAAAACGAGAGATTCTGATAAGTACCAAAACAATAATATAACAAATTTTGTAAGCTTCAAAGGTGTACAAACAAGAGGATCACTCATGGATGAATATTTAGAAAAAACAGGCCAGGGTGTGTTCAATAGAAACAAGAAAGAGGAAGACTTTATTTGTAAAAACTGTAACAGCTACATGAAAGTAAATGACTCAGAATCCATAATCGTGTGTGAAGAATGTGGAATTACAAGACATTATACTGACACTACTAACGAAGAATGGACAGACCGTGTCGAAATTGTTACCCCATATTCTTATAAACGTCACAACCACTTTGAAGACCATATCAGAAGATTTCAGGCAAAAGAAAGTAAGAATATTCCCAGACCAATAGTTGATAGTATCATTCTAGAACTGAAGAAGAGACAAATTACAAATACAAACGGTTTGAACGCTTCTTTGATAAAAAGTATACTGAAAAAACTGAACATTACTTCTTATTACGATAACGTAAATCGAATTATATGTATACTTACAGGCAAGAAACCACCTAAGATGTCAAAAGAGCTAGAAGAAAAGCTTAGAGTTATGTTTAATATCATACAAGAACCTTTCGAGAAGCATAAGAGCAAATGCCCAGATCGAACTAATTTTCTTTCGTATTCTTATACGATCAATAAAATGCTTAGGATTATCGGGGAAAATGAACCAGAAGCATTAGAATTTCTTCCATCATTTAAATTATTAAAATCAAGGGAGAAACTCATCATGCAGGATAGAATTTGGAAAGCAATTACAGAAGAAGTAGGATGGGTTTACAAACCTTCTGTATAAAACAATTTAAAGAAATACACTACTAACTATTAATTAACAAATGAAACGCCAAAATGTTCCTCCTTCCCATTTTGATGCAGTTGATGCTCTTTCCGATGTTGAACTAAAAGACGCACACAAGAAAGCTGATGACAAATTTGAGAGTGAACACGATAAGGAATTAGAATTGGAAAAAAGTACAATCACTGTTCCTAATCAGGAATGGGTTCTTGTTTCATTCGTGGGTAAATCATGTGCACAGAAAACAGATATTTTTGGAATGAAGATTCATGGTGCTTTTCCTTGTCAGAAAACGGCGAAGGAACATTTGAAACGCCTAGGAAAACTAGAGGAGAATAAGTATTATGATATATACATTCTAGAGATGTATAGCTGGGCAGTTGTCCCACCGGATCCAAACTGTATCGAGGATCAGGAATACCACGACGATAAACTAAACGAACTTATCTCGGAGCACAAAAAAGAGAAATACAGATCTAAAGAAGTTTTCGATACTCGAAAGGAAAAATTAAAGCAAAATCCTGATATAAACCAATATAACAGAAACAAAGAGGTACTTTCTTCACTTAACAAGACACCTTTTACTGATCAACAGAAATTGCCAGCATTTACGTTAGAGGAAAACAAAGACCAAACAAAAGCTTCAGACGTTATTGAAGAATTGATGTAAATTATTGCAATTAATTATTGCAATTAATTATTGCAATTAATTATTGCAATTAATTATTGCAATTAATTATTGCAATTTTTTTTATTTTCTTTAATTATAAAAATGGACAATCAGTTATTCCTTATGAGTGTTACAGTTGTACTTGTCGCTCTAATGTTATACCCTTCCGGAATGGCCAGTTTTAGTCATTTCAGGGATGTTATGACTAGTTTCTCGATGAACGACAAGGCTAAGCATGCATTTATGGGTGCTTTCTTCCTTTCGGTTTTCGGTCTTTCTTCTTACGTTGCCGTCGAGAATGTTAAGCTGATCAAAGAACATAAAAAGTAAAACAATACCAATCAATACCAACCAATACCAACCAATCCCAAAAAAAAGTAGTTTAAAGTGTAGTTTATTTTTAAAAAAGAATTCTGAAAAAAAAATGATTCATTGTTTTTTCAGTTGTCTTTCAGTTGACCTGCAGTTGTCTTTCAGTTGACCTGCAGTTGTCTTTCAGTTGACCTGCAGTTGTCTTTCAGTTCTTTATCTTCTTTACATGAATATTACTTTTTTTCTTGACTG